AACCTACACCCGCCGAGTGGGTAGAGTGGGGATACAACAACGGTATCAACACTACCGTGTTGGCATGGGCTAATGATAACGATAAGATTTTCGCTGACTTCCGTGACTTGGAAGACCCAGATGAGAATCGGTACATCCCGCACCCTCGGTCTACCCGTACGCATGGTGTGACAGGACGTTCACTCGAAGCAGCGTCTGGTTGGTTGCACCTAGCCGATCAGTACGACGAGCAGACGTTAATGTCTTTACTCATAGGTACGATAGGTGAGAGTGCAGCGGGTGACCTCATGACATTCGCCAAACTCGCACATCAGTTACCATCCATTGAGTCAATCAAGACTGACCCGCATAACGCGAGTGTGCCTAAAACTGCCGCCGCACTAATGATGGTGATCTATCGGATGATGGATGTGCTCGATGGACAGTCTATCGACCCGTGGTTTACCTACCTGCAACGTATACCCCGTGAATGCCAAGCGGTATTCGCATCGCGTGTCAGGCAACTCAGTAGTGATCTCTCACTCCATCCCAAAGCTGCCAAGCTCAAGAAGCGTATCCTTACGAACAAGGTGTACACCGATTGGGCGCGGGACAACAATTACTTATTCACAGCCGACAAGGTATAAGGAGGTAACATGTTAGCATTTAATACAGACTTAACTGCCGAACAGCGCATAGAGAAAGCGTCGATGGCATTGAACGGACACCGTAAGTGGGTACCCTTTATTGGTATATCCATGATCGGGGAAAGAGAGGTTGTGGAAGATGGCGTGTTGCCAAGCAATACTATGGCGACCAATGGACGTGACGTATGGTATTGCCGCTCGTTCGTTGACCGCATCCCTGACTCTGCCCTACGGTTTGGTGACCTCCATGAGGGGTACCATATATCCCTTGAACACCTTACCACGTACGAGCATCTCGTTAAGATAGATGCCGAGATTGCCAATATGTCGATGGACCAAGTGATCAACAATATGATCATGGACATTGATGACGGTGAAGGGTTCGTAACTTTACCTCTTGATGAGGATGGTAACGTCATGTGCCTGTACGATCCCAAGTATCGGGGTATGGATACCCAGCAGGTATTCACCATCCTATATAAAGAGAAGCAGGGAGAGGGTGATGATCCTGAAGAAGGTGATGGGGTTCCAGAGGAGGGCCAAGGTGGAGGAGGTGCAGGGGGTGAAAGTCCTGATGACCCCACTGGTGATAATGGGGGTGGTCAAGGTGGAAGAGGTCAGGGGCAACCGTTCGATGACCACGATTGGGAGGGTGCTAAAGCCTTATCGGAAGAAGAGAAGAAGGAGTTAGGACGTGAGGTAGGTGAGGCACTCCGGCAAGGTTCAATGACAGCGGGTAAGATGGCTGGGAGTGGGGCCGAGGTAGGCTTCGACAAGATGCTTGAACCCCAAGTTGATTGGCGCGAGGTGCTACGTGAATTCGTTACTGCTACCTGTACGGGTAATGACTTCTCAACCTACGCTCGACCCAATCGACGTTATATGTCTACTGGTGTGTATATGCCGAGTGGTATCAGCCAACGTGTTAGGACATTAGTACTAGCCTGTGATACGTCAGGCTCTATCTCACAAAGAGAGATATCCACGGCGTTAGCCGAGGTCAAGTCTATCTGCGATATCGTCAGACCGGAGAAGGTTACCATCTTGTACTGGGGTAGCAGTGTAGTTGCTCAAGAGGATTACGACGAGCACAACATGGACACGTTAGTAGATAGCACCAAGCCGAAAGACGGCGGGGGTACGCAAGTCGAGTGTGTACCTGCATACATGAGTGAGCACGGTATAGATGCTCAAGCCGTTATCGTGTTTACAGATGGGTGTATATATAGCGGTTGGGGCCAGTGGGATGTGCCAGTACTGTGGACCGTGTTCGACAACAAGGGATGTAAACCACCCGTGGGCAAGACATGCCACATTAGTACTTCAAGGAGATAGACATGAGTAGAAATAAATTACCACCAGTAATGGGCGAGTCTTCACGTTGTAATGACGAGGAGGCTTACAAACATGTGGCAATACGTAAACCGTTTAACGGTAATGTCTTCCGCGCTCAGTGGCGAAGTGATGATCACTCCTGCGACGAGAGGTATGTCGTATCCGCGTGGGATATTAGCCGCCAAGAGAACAGAGCAGGTAAGACGTTTACACCTATCCTCATATGGGAAGGCCATAACGGGTATGGGTTGTGGTATGGAGTTGATGGGGAGAACGCATGGATATGCAATGCCTTGACCGCTGACTTGATGATGGAAGGGGAAATGATCTACCCGCTAACCCCGAAGGACATGCTTGCAATGCGAGACTACGGTATAGGCGGGGTAGCCGCAGCAATGGCGGTGGGAACTGGTATTGAAGAGGGGGAGCAAACGGGCATCTATGCCCTTGACAACGACGAAGGAGAAAAGAAATGACCGTATATGAAAACGGGTCCGTAATGCACGATAACAGACCGATGGTATCAGAGCTTTTAGACAACGACTCTGACTCTAAAGATTTGTTTAACTTGGGTTTGTACCTTAAGGCTTTAACTGGGCATGTAGCTACCTTGGGTGGCCCAGCCGTGCGCTCATACAAAGGGGAGGCTTCTATCGCTGAATATGTAGAGTTCCTGAGACTACTAAGTAAGACGTTCACAGGTTGTTCGTTTGCGATGCCTTATAGGGGTATAGAATCTTATGACCGTATAGCGCGTAACCTATGCAAAGCATATAGTCATAAAAACATAAACCAACTACGCCGCCAGAGAATATTTTTGTATGTACCCTCTAACAGGTATACGTCTGGATGGGTGGGGCTAGCGGATTTTCGGATGCACGCGTATCACTATGATGACTATAAGCCTAAAATCGGGGTGTGGTCAGCCCACATTAGTAACTACAATACTGATAACAGTAATATGCAACACTCATTGAAGACCACCACCACTGCCTCCCGTGCGTTAACCCTAGCCAAAACGTATTTTAGAGAAGAAGCTATGGAGAAAGTAGCTTTACAGTTTGCAAGGGATGTCCGAGGAGCCATCGTAGATGATCGTTCCGCTGTCGAAAAAGTGGTTGCGACTGCTAAAACAAAGTTTATAAACCATGAAGCGTTTCCAGCAGCCATCGAGTGGCTTGTAGATAGTAATTACGAGTTTAATGACAAGGGGCTAGAAGAGGAGATGCGGAAGTATGTCACGGAACTGAAGTACAAAACTGAAGTCCTTCCCTCCCAAAAATACCCCAACCTTATCTATGTGCGTGGGTATCTTAAAAATGGCGAACAAATGTTTGATCAGGTGCGTCTAAAATATCGCGCAGATTACAGTGACTTTTTTGCAGATCATATCTTTGGACCCTGCACAGAAAAAGACCTGTCGGAGGAAACCAAACGGAAGTTGTCTGTTTTGATGATGGGCGAGGATGGTTCATTTGTTGCGGAGGTTGGCTACAAACACGATGGGGCGATTTATTATGTCTTTGAGTAATGTGGATGTAGAAAACTTTTACCGTATAGACGTTAACATGTTATCTGGTAGCGTATTAGTAGCATGTTATGGACTATGGTGTCTTGACAATGCGGATGCGGGGGAGTACAGTGGAGTAGATTCTTTACCTGAGTGGGTTCAGGGGAGAATCGCTGTGCTTATGACGGTAGATACTCACGAAGAAGTGGAGGGTGTTGGGCGGCGGGTTGCCGAGAACGTGTTCCATGTAATTAAGCCGATGGAAGGTCACAATGACGAATAAGCAACAGAGAGAGGAGCTAGTGATAGCGTCACTAGAACGTATTGCTACATCACTGGAGAAGATTGTAGAGCTAATTGAGAAGGGGATGGAGGATGAGCAAGAAGAAGAAACATAATCACGTACCCGTACCTCATGCTTTCGGGCCAGCTTATGGGCAGTGGTTGAATTTTTTGGAGTCGTATGAAGACTGTGTTTGGGGGCGCACATCCAGCCGCAAACTTATAACCCCAGCGTACCCCGCAGGGATAGCTTTTGACAACGTGGATGCGGGGGAGGATTGGCTTACCTCATGGACTCAGGCCAACAGTTCTGAATTTAAGGAGACTTATCTAGGTGAGGAGTATAGCAAGACAGACTTATACCGCACTCCACTGCTACCTTCGGATTGGGGCAAGATAAAAAAATCTGGAGGACTATTTGGGGTATGGGCCACCCTCGCAGCCAGTATGCGGAACGCATTTAAATTTAAGGTAGAGAATACCCAATTTAAATTATGGAGCGAGGAAAACAAGATGAGTGAAATAGTCGCTTACCTACCTTTTGAAAATGTTTACTTGCAATATGACTGGGGAGCTTATTCGCAACTATTATTTTGCGAACGAAGGACGCTGGACGAAGATTACCCTGAACTAGGTTTAGTGGTAGGTGATACATTCATATGTATCACTCCCGCTTTTTACACGCCCCACCAAAATGCAGTTGATAAACTTACTCAGGAGACGTTTAATCGTGGATTAAATACGATGCCCCTAGAAATCCATATTAGAGAGGGGGTCAAATATTATTCGCATTCAGTTGGAACAAAAAAGAGGGTGTTTGGAGTGCCCTCAGATTTGACTTCCCCCCATCTAATTGAAGCTGCCCCAAAGGGTATCAATCTAGACCGATGGAAGAAACGAGGCTACACCGACCGATACCTTAATTGTCTGCTTTCACTGCTCACGATGTTGGGGCACAGCAGCGTTAAACAACAGGCTTATGGCACTGTTAAGGCAGGGGATGTCATTCGACGCAAGCCCCAACACAAAAAACGCCACCCAATGTACGAATATCGTGTCTTAGAAATAGATGTTGGTAATACGTTACCTTCTGTAAACGTGCAAGTACCTAAAGAATGTCCTAAAAAACGGCTTCACGCGGTACGAGGGTTTGTAAGAACTTATAAAAAACCTCTGAAGAGTGGTCCGAACAAAGGGAAGACGCAGGTACTTGTGCGTGATCACTGGCGTGGGGATAAAGAACTTGGCGTAGTTCGCAAGGACTACACGTTCATTAACAGTGCGGAGGGTGTAGGGGATGAGTGAGGAGGGAACTGGTATTAGAGTGGGGGCTGACCAAAACCCCACGCAAGCGCAAGTCCAAGCCTTGTTCGATTATTGTCCAGAACGTGGACTTCTCACAAACAGGTTTACACGTAGCCGGTTGTCCCGACTCGGTGACCAAGCAGGTTGGTTCACGAAGGCAGGGCGGCAGGTTAGTGTGAACGGGAAGAGTTACCCCGTAAAGAAGATCATATGGTTGTACGTCACTGGTGAGTTTCCTACTGGGGGGTACATCATCAACAAGAACAACAACAAACAAGATGATCGGATAGACAATCTGGAATTCTTTGAAGGGGAGAAAACAGCTATCTTCTTTGAGAATCCAGACTTACCTACCCAAGAAGAAGTTAGGGAGTACTTCAACTACCACCCCCGCTCTGGACGAATGACATACCGTAAGACTTATGGCCCAACACGTTTAGAGGGTCAGATCATAGGCCGACCCCATATCAAATTCGATGTTTGCGATGTGGGTGCGTATCACTACCCTGTTGCACGGTTGGTATGGCTAGGTCATCGAGGTGAGTGGGTACGCAATGAGAGCCGTATCCGAACCTACGTTGAAGAGGACGTGTTAGGGCATAAGAACGGTAACCAAAGAGACAACAGAATAGGCAATCTTGAACGTAGGGTGTTGTCAATCGTTGATGACGAGGAGCGGCGACTAGCCTTGCTCAAGGTCAATCGCACTGAAATCGCTGGGATCAACTGGGACACAGAGAGGCAGAAATTTATTGCCCGTATCGTGGTGGATGGTAGAAACATGTTAGTGGGTGCTTATTCTAGCGTGCAAGAAGCTGAAGTAGCGAGGGTAGAGGCTATTAAAGAGATTGAGGAGTCAGACAAAATACTAGCGGAGATAACTGGAGGTAGCTAATGGAAATCGTGGCAGTTCTATTCCTGCTCTATGATGGGCAGTGGGTTGCAGTGGAAGAGTACAAAACATTGGAAGAGTGTGGTGCAAGTTTGGAACAAGTGCTCACAGATTATAGGCAGGATGGTAGCTCCCTAGAGGGGTTTTGCCATCGGTTTGAGAAAACAACTGATCTAGAACGAAGTAAGAATAGGTTATGGGAGAACCTTCGGTGAAGAGGGACATAAGCCCCTTTACCCGCGTAAACCAAATACGCTGCGTGGTATGTAAAGGACTTTTGTACCGTAGTGGAAGTCATGTAAACCTATCAGAGTGTGAATACACTTCTTATTTTTATACATTGAAGCCCCCACTTAGAGGGACAGTAGGGTGGGAGCACAGATCAACAGGTAACGGGAGAAAAGGATGACACCAGAAGTAAAAGTTAAACGGAAAGTTACGGCACAACTTAAAGAGTTAGGGTGCTACTACTTCTTTCCAGCGACAGGAGGGTATGGCAAATCAGGCGTACCGGACATAGTTGGTTGCTACAACGGTAGGTTTTTCGGTATCGAGTGCAAGGCGGGTAAGAATAAGCCAACAGCACTACAGGAAAAGAACCTTGCCGAAATAACCAATGCGATGGGGATTGCTCTCGTGGTGAACGAAGAGAACATGAATGATATAAACGCGTTACTGGGTGCCCCCGTAAAGAATCCCAATCAGTTAGAATTAGACTTAGGAGTATAGATGACTGAAGAAGAGAGAAGTTACTACGAACATAACGATCTACCCCCTAAACCGTTATCGGTAGGGGTAAGTAGGGCAACCATCCTTGATACCGCCAAGCAGTACGTAACACGGGACAGGCAGAACACGCACGGCAAACCAGAAGATAGCTTTAGTAGAATTGCTGATTACTGGAGCGTCTACCTTCAAAGGGAGGTAACCTCAAAAGACGTTTCTATTATGATGACCATGTTGAAGATCGCTAGGTTAGATGATAACCCAACCAACGCTGACAACTGGATTGACGCGTGCGGGTATCTTGCGTGCGGCGGCGAAATAACCCGAAGTGAGGTGCCTAGATGATCGTAGAGTATAAGCCAAAACATGAGGGGACAACTCACGTTAGTCTTGATGGAGAAGAGTTTAGGATAGGGGATAAAGGACTTTTGTACCGTTGGATGGGAGGGGAGTGGTGCAATACCACTTACGAGGGGGGACGTTTACTGACAGTTGAAGCGTTTGCAAGAAGGCGAGGGGCGAAGCGTTCCACTAACGAGTTTAGGAAATACGCGTAATGGATTTGATTACACTAGACTTTGAAACATACTATGACAAAGATTTCTCATTGAGGAAGTTAACCACTGAGGAGTACATTCGATCCCTAGAGTTTGAAGTCATAGGAGTAGGGGTTAAGGTAAACAATGGTCCTACCGAATGGGCGAGTGGGACTCACGAACAAATGAAAAGGTATTTGGATGGTTTCGATTGGGAAAACAGTTCTCTACTATGCCACAACACTATGTTTGACGGTGCTATACTTAATTGGATTTACGATATTCGTCCTTGCGTTTACCTCGACACTCTTTGCATTGCTAGGGCTGTACATGGGGTGGAGGTCGGAGGCAGTCTTAAGGCACTTGCGAAACGGTACGGAATCGGAGAGAAAGGCACAGCAGTTACTGATGCGATAGGCGTACACCGTTGGGAGTTTACAGATGAGGCGTTAGACCTTTATGGAGACTACTGCGTTAACGATGTCGAGCTAACCTATGAACTATTCGGACTTATGGGTAACGCGTTTCCACGTACTGAGCTAAAGATTATAGACCTGACCCTCAAGATGTTTATTCAGCCCATCCTTGAATTAGACGTGCCTTTACTAGAGGAACATTTAAAAGATACCAAGAAGCTCAAAGAACAATTACTTGAGGATGTGGGGGTTACCAAGAAAGACCTCATGAGTAATGCAAAATTTGCTGGGTTACTGGAAAACCTAGGAGTTATGGTTCCGATGAAGGTAAGCCCGACAACAGGGAAAGATACCTTTGCGCTTGCTAAAACAGATCAGGGGTTTATAGACTTGTTGGATCACGAAGACGTTATGGTGCATATGCTTGCTCATGCCCGTCTAGGTAACAAGTCTACACTAGAAGAAACACGCACTCAGAGGTTTATTAGTATTGCCGAACGAGGAGAACAAGGTAAAGCGTGGCTCCCCGTACCCATCAAGTATTACGCCGCCCATACAGGACGGTTTGGTGGGGATGATAAGATTAACCTACAAAACCTACCAAGTCGTGGGGTAAATGGTAAGAAGTTAAAGCGTAGTATGATCGCTCCACAGGGGCACGTAATAATAGACTGTGATTCCTCTCAGATAGAAGCACGTGTGCTGTCGTGGTTAGCAGGGCAAGACGATTTAGTGCAAGCGTTTACGAATGGGGAAGACGTTTACAAACAGATGGCGGCTATAATCTATGGCATAGCGGTTGAGGATGTCACCAAAGACCAACGGTTTGTTGGTAAGACCACTATCTTAGGTTGTGGGTATGGTATGGGGGCTAACCGATTCGTAGACCAACTCAAGACATTCAATTTTGAAATGGATATTGACGAAGCCCGTAGGGTTATCAAAGTCTACCGTGAAACGTATTTTCATATCGTACGTCTGTGGAGTGATGCGGGCTTCACTATTAAGAACCTAGTGGACGGTAACGCTACAGAGGTAGGACGTGAAGGTGTATTGAAGGTATGTCCCGAACTATCTGCTATCAAGTTACCCTCTGGATTGTTGATGAGGTACGATGATCTACAATGCAATGCGGTTGAGGCTGAGAGTGAGCGGCCCGAATATACCTATAAAACCCGTAAAGGCCGAACACGGATATATGGTGGGAAGCTGATAGAGAATGTATGCCAAGCCATCGCACGTTGTGTTATTGCCGAACAGATGTTAAAAATTAGTAAGCAGTATAAGGTAGTGTTAACAGTACATGACTCCGTTGCGTGCTGTGTACCCGAAGAACAAGAGGAAGAGGCCCGTGCATATATGGAAGAGTGTATGCGCTGGCTACCTGTGTGGGCTGATGGGCTACCTATTGACTGTGAGTCAGGCACAGGACAAGCGTACGGAGATTGCGAATGAGCGATAAACATAAAGCGGATGTGATTGACTTCTTAGAACGTAAAGCTAAATACACCCCACAAGAAATCGTACGCTTTAGACTACAATCTTTGACTGAAGAGCAAGTAGTAATAAGTGATGTAGGGATATTGAAGAAACGTGAAAAGATAATACTGGTTATCGCACAGTCTGATTACGGAGAAAACCCCCCGCAGGTGGATACTGTAATGTTTGATATAGACGAATTACCAAGTGTAATAGAAACGCTAACTGACGCTTATGAGTTTGTTACACTTGGTAGGAGAGGAGAAGAATGAAGAAAGTAACTGAAAAGAAGCATTATGACGTATTGTTTTTAGGTACACGATTTGTAGATGGGCACTACACAGTCATGCAGGACGCTATAGACGTAGCAGTACGCCACCAAGAACGATTCCCATTAATACGTTGTGTGCCTGTTGAGATACTAGTCCCCTACCGAATACTTGACGAAGATTTCTGGGCTAACAATGTCGAGGAGCTACAAAAGATTGATCTGGCTAACGCACGATTGGGTAAAGAGGTACAGGATATAAGTTTCTATAAGAGGTATGACAAAATGATCCGTACTAATGATAGATATGCAGAACATCGTAAATGAGTATATCCCCGTGGTCATTCAGTAAGCTGAAGTCGTTTGAGCAATGTCCTAGGCAGTTTCAGCATCTTAAAATTCTCAAGACTTACAAAGAGAGTGAGTCAGAGGCCATGCTTTATGGTACTGCATTCCACGAAGCTGCTGAAGAATACATACGAGATGAGACCCCCATGCCGCCTCAATTTGCGTACGCTAAAGACGCGTTAGATACCCTCAATGCAAAACGGGGGGACAAACTATGCGAGTTTAAGATGGGGTTGACCGAGAACCTAGAACCCTGTGACTTCTTTTCAGATGAGGTGTGGTGGCGCGGTATTGCTGACTTAGTGATCATTGATGAAGAGGAAGACCTTGCGTGGGTAATTGACTACAAGACAGGGAAGAGTGCTAGATATGCTGACAAAGGGCAGCTTGAGCTAATGGCATTAGCTATCTTTAAGTTTTTCCCAAATATAAAAACGGTACGCGGAGGGTTATTGTTTGTAGTCTCTAACGAGTTAATAAAAGATAACTACACTACACTAGATCAAGCGCGTCTCTGGGAGAAGTGGTTAGGTGGGTACTCGAAAATGGAAACCGCATTTGAGAATGATGTGTGGAACCCTAATCCATCAGGGTTATGCCGCGCACACTGCCTAGTTTTAGAGTGTGAACATAACGGGAGGAACTAATGCCGTACAAGAACAAAGAAGATAGGAAAAAACAAAAGAACAAGCCAGTAGGTAGTAAAGAGTTTACAGCACGTATGGAACGCCAACGTGCTAGGCAGAAGATGGACGCTAAAGCCAAGAAGAAAGGCGGCGATAAGAACAATAACGGTAAAGCTGACAAACGCGAGGGGAAGGATATCTCCCACAAAAAAGCCTTAAGTAAAGGCGGTAAGAATAAAGATGGCATAACGATTGAAAGTAAAAAGAAAAACCGTAGTCGAAATTATAAGAAAAAAAAGTGACTCCGTAGACGCTTAACTCGATGCGTCTCTAAAAAACGTGGGTAGGGTTTTGGAGTTTCCTTTCCCCCTAGTGTAACAGCATTCGTGTTGCTTCTTCACTAAGCCTACAAAAATCGAGCTAGCCTTACATAGTTAACTGTGTTCATGCAGACCTAGCCCTATCTGTAGGCGAAGCGGGGCTAACACGTTTATACGTTGCGAACTATAGAGGAAGAAAATGGAGATCGTTGATAACAAAGCGGTGTTGCTACGACTGCGACACCCAGCAAAAGTAACAACTGTTATACCAAAAAGCCAAGAGTTACCTGATAACCAAGTCATTGTTAAGTGGGGCATTGATGAAGCCCACGTACTGAAAAACCTTAACATTAAAGTACCGTCCCCCATTGAAGGTAAGTATACATGGACAGGTAAGCACACCCCGTTCGACCATCAAAAGACTACAGCCTCGTTTCTCACCATGCACAAACGTGCTTTCTGCTTTAACGAGCAAGGCACAGGTAAAACCGCGAGTGCTATCTGGGCTTCCGATTACCTGCTAAACGCTAAAGTTATCTCTAGAGTTCTCGTCATATGCCCCCTATCTATTATGGATTCGGCTTGGCGTAATGACCTGTTCACCTTTGCTATGCATCGTAAGGTGGGTGTGGCCTATGGTTCCAAAAAGAAACGAACCGCAGTTATTGAAAGTGATGCCGAGTATGTAGTGATCAACTATGACGGAGTAAACATAGTAGAAGAAGCTATAGCGAAAGGGGGGTTTGATCTGATCATTGTAGATGAAGCAACTCATTACAAGAACGCACAGACCAAACGATGGAAAACTCTTAAGAGATTGATGCCCTCAGAGCCGTGGTTATGGATGATGACCGGAACACCCGCTGCCCAAAGCCCAGTAGATGCTTTTGGGTTAGCGAAGTTAGTCAACCCCGCTGCTGTACCCAGATTTGCGGGGGCGTTTAAGGATCGGGTTATGACAAAGGTAACTAATTTTAGGTGGGTTCCAAAACCGGACGCAACCGAAACTGTGTACCAAGTACTACAACCCGCTATTAGGTATACGAAAGAAGAGTGTTTAGACCTCCCCCCTATGCTCTACACCAAACGTGAGGTAGCGTTAACTCGACAACAGAACAAGTACTATAAGCTGTTACAGGATAAATTAGTGATGGACGCAGGTGGGGAGCAAGTTAGTGCGGCTAACGCTGCGGTTGCCATGAATAAGCTCTTGCAAATTTCATGTGGTGCAGTCTATACCGATGCTGGAGACACGTTAGAGTTTGATATCTCGCACCGATACAAAGTGCTGCGGGAAGTGGTTGATGAGTCAAGTAAAAAAGTACTGATCTTTGTACCCTTCAAACACGTTATCGACATCCTTGTAGACAAGTTAATGGGGGAGGGGATAACCGCTGAAGTGATTCGTGGGGATGTACCTGCGGCTAAACGTACGGAAATATTCAACCGATTCCAAAGAACCGATACCCCCAGAGTGTTAGTTATCCAACCACAAGCCGCTGCACACGGGGTGACTTTGACCGCTGCCAATACCGTCATCTGGTGGGGGCCAACTTCCTCGTTGGAGACTTACCTACAGGCTAACGCACGTGTACATAGAACGGGGCAAGACCATAAATGTACCGTGGTACAGTTGCAAGGATCAGCCATAGAAAAACGTGTTTACGCTATGTTAGACAATAAAATCAATATACATACAAAGATGATAGATTTATACAATGATATACTTGCGTAGTTCATTGTCATCCACTATACTCTGCCATTCGATAAGAGAAGGAGATCGAAATGAGTAATACCGCCCCGCAGAATGAACCTTTTCCAGAGGTTTCTTTAGATAAATTAGTCAAGACCTACGTAAAAATACGGGATCGTCGTTCTGAGATTAAGAAGGATTACGAGGCAGAAGATTCTGCTCTTGTGGAAAATCTTGATGCGGTTAAAGCGGCTCTACTGGCGCACTGTAAGGAACATGGTGTAGACAGTGTTAGAACTTCAGAAGGTCTATTTTATCGGACGGTTAAGCAAACTTATTGGACTAACGATTGGGAGAAAATGCACGCGTTCATACTAGAACATGCAGAACCTTCGTTATTGGATAGGCGCATTAACCAGAAACATATGCGAGAGTTTCTAGAAGAAAACCCCGAGTTACTACCGAAAGGGCTTAACTCTAATTCCACCTATACAATCTCAGTGAGGAAAAAATAACTATGCTAAGTGAATTCGTTAACGTCAAAGGAGTAGCCGATCACTTTAAGGTGTCGGAAAGGCTAATCCGTACTTGGGTAAGCCAAGGTAAGATTCCCAAAGATACCTACGTGCATATTCAACAGACGTATAGGTTTAATCTTGCGGCGGTTGAAGCTGCGTTGTTAGCAGATCAAGGTGGAGAAGAGCCGTGGAGTGTGACTGCGGTGACTACTAGTAACCCTGACACTATCGAAAAACTGCATTCCCTGACCAACGGGGAAAGTAGGGTCTCAGAAGCTAGAGTCTTAACCGAAGATAACATCGGTTCGTGGGCAGACAATATCTCCGAATCGGATGAAGACCCTGATCTAGATGCTGATCTATGAATAGGATTAGTATTCGTGAAAAAACCTTTAATGGGATACCGACTCAAGAACCACTAACTAAAGTATCCGTAGTTATTATAGGTGTAGCCTTTGTATCAAGGATTTATTACAAAGATGCTTACAGTTCAGAGAAAGTGGCTAAACCCACTTGTTGGTCAGGGAATACAGAAACACCGGCGTTAGATGTACCGGAAGATCAGCGTCAGTCAGGGCGTTGTATAGACTGCACTCAAAATATTAAAGGTTCAGGTAGGGGTACAGGACGGGCATGTAGGTTTGTGCAACGTCTGGCTCTTGTTCTAGAAGATGATCTGGAAACAGTTTATCAGCTACAACTGCCCCCCACTTCGATATTTGGGGAGGCTATGGAAGGGGGTATGCCCCTTCGTGCATACGCACGATACCTTGAGGCGAGGGAAACGCCTTTCGTTGCTCTAGTGACAGACATGTATTTCGATGATGAGAGCAACACACCAAAACTTTTCTTCAGACCAGTACGGCCTTTAGAAGAGCAAGAGTTAGAAACTGTTAAAAAAATGATGGAGCATGAGGATACTGTTCAGGCACTGACATTAAATGTTGTGCCTGTAGAAGATAGAAGTGCTTCACCGTTCGCAGTAACTGACGGTTTCACAATTAAAAATAATTTGGAGAATGTATGAGTTACCTTATAAAGAAAGTTGATATTCTATACCCCCGTGTTGATAAGCCCTATAGGTTTGATAATACTGAGGGCCGTAGTATCCCATGTGGCCCGTTAGAAAAAGGGGCTAAGTACGAAACTAAATTTCGTATGGGTGAGGAGACTGCTACAGCCCTAATGCAGGTGATGGCTGTTGCGTACAATGAAAAACGCAAAAAGAACTGGCCTGAAAAAGTACCAATGCCTTTTGATAGGGATGAAGATGGGGCATATATTGGGAAGTGCAACCTTAAGGGTACTTTTGACGGGATAGAAGCAGTAAATCCCCCTAAACACTTTGATGCTAAAAATAACGAGTTAGCGGAGGGGTTCCAGTTAACTACTGGCAGCATCGCAAACCTGTATGTTGAGCCTGTCCCCTATCATGGAGGAGGCGATATTGGTACGGGGGTCTCTTTGCGGTTACGTGCAGTGCAAGTGATAACCTATAAGCCCCTTGAAGCACTTTCTCCGTTTGAAGTAGACGAGGAAGGTTTTGAATCTGGGTCTCCTTTCGGCGCGTCCACGGAGGGTTTTGATTCAAAGACCGAAGCCCCTACTGCAAATGTGTTTAGCACAGAGCCAGAAGCAGCGGCGGAGGAAGTAGTAGACTTCGTGGCAGAAGTTGTAGAGGCACCGAAGAAGAAAGTGAAGTCCAAGACAACCGCACCTAAAGATGATGTTGATCTGAGTGCCCTTGTCGCAAACTGGGACGACTAACTAGAGTAATTTACTGGGCTTCTAACTACAGAAGCCTATACTCTAAAATACCACGGCTAGCGTTAGTGAAAAGGGTGGATTTCTAGCCCCTGCCGTGGTCACTTTCGGTTTTGGGATAGCTATGGAAACAAAAATATTTCTAGAAGAGGCTCTAGCAGATGACGGACTATATTGCATATTCGCGGCAAACACACAAACAGACCGACGAGTACAGAAGTTTTTTACATCTGTCGATGCCTTGATTGATGGTGCAACCGTATTAGATAACCAAGGGTTCAACGTATATTTCGCTTTATCTACATTTAATAAGACCAATTCTCGCAAGGTAGATAATGTAAAGAACATAAAGTCTTTCTTTTTAGACTTAGACTGTGGTCCAACCAAAGAATTTTCTACACAACAAGATGCAATATCTTCGCTAAAAGAATTTTGTAGCGTTAACTCGTTACCTCGTCCAACGATTATAAACTCTGGGCGCGGTGTTCATGTTTACTGGGTACTAGAAGAAGCCGTCTGCCTTGCAGATTGGTTGCCTGTTGCAGAACAACTAAAGGCGTTATGTGCTAAGTATAATTTTGAGGCTGATCCTTCAGTTACCGCAGACGCAGCGCGAGTGTTACGTGTACCACAAACACACAACTACAAACCAGATACCCCAATAGAAGTAACTTTTATTGGTAGCCCCGCTGTATCCCCCGTTGATTTTGACAACTTTAGCGCACTCCTTGGAGGAG